AAGATGTTGTTTCATCGCTCCCATCCTTGATAGAAAACTTAGCTGCATCAGTAACAGCAGGGTATGCAGGGGCTAAGGTAGGTACAGCTATCGGTACTATGATTGCCCCAGGTGCAGGTTCTGCCATAGGGGCAGCTACTGGGTTTGTCTCTGGGATACTTGCAGGTTTAGGGGTCAACGCTGCGATGGAAGCGTCATCTGCATTTGATGATAACTCCAGAAATGAAGAGATTAGAAAAAGACTTGTCAACAAGTATGGAGATAATAAAGACCTAGTTGACCAGGCACAGAGAGCTATCGCATTAGAAGCTGCGGAAGCGGTTATGGTGGGTAACGTGGTGGACCCAACGAACATAGCTGTTGCCATGGCTAACACAAAAGGTGGCAGGCTATTTACAGGATTTCTTTTAGGTAAGGCAGGCATTAAGCCTAACAAGTTCAGAAATAAATTAAGGGTAACTAAAGACACGATAGGGGGTGTAGTACAAGAAGGAGTGCAGGAGAGTTACCAAGATGCACTACAGCAAACAGAAACACTTTATCAGATAGCAAAGCTCGATGCAGAAGCAGATCCAGACTCACAAAAAGTCCCAGACAGACTTGATGTCGTCAAAGATATCGATTATGGACAGACTGCATATGCTGGTTTGGTCGGTGGTATTGCTGGGGGTGGTTTCTCTAGCTTGCGTTCTGCTGGTGGTAAGTTTGCTGATCGTAAGCGTGAGAAGATACGTCAAGAGATTCGTGACGCAATAGATAGTGGGGACTTAGATCGGTTCAATGACACTCGTAATTTCTACCCTATTGACTCCGCAGAGAGAGTTGTTATTGAGCAAGAGATTAAAGATGTTCGTGAAGGCATTCATGTTGACCATAGAGTCGATAAAGACCTCACACGCTATGACATGCGTAACCAACTCGCTAATGCCATGGCAGAAGGTGAGAAAGCTTTCGATTCTTTTATAAGAAAGAACAGAAGTAATCCTCTCTTCTCTGATGTAGTTAACGACTACTTTGATAAGCTTAGATCTGCACAGGCTACAGCGCAGTCACAAGCAGAGATTGACAGAATTCGCAATCAAGTTCTTATTGGATTTGACCCAATGGTTGGGACTGAATCTGATGAAACACCTACTCAACGTGGTACAGAACTTCCAGATTTAAATTTTAGAGAGGGAGAGGGTGGGATCACGAATCTTGATGAAGCGAGAAAAGTGACCCCAGGTGACCCATCAGGCAGGTTTGGTGGAGATCCAGGCATTGTTGTCGATCAACCATACACACCCCCAGAGTTTGCACAGAGAACCCCAAGAGAAAGAGGGCAAAGACAGCTAGAGGATTTTACAATTCCTCTTAGAGAAAGATTACAAGCTAGAACACAGGAGAAACAAGCAACCATAGATTTAGATAAAGCTACTAAGTCTCAACTTATTAGCTATATCAACGATGACAAAGTTTCAAAAGGCTTAGAGATTACTGGGGAGGACACTAGATCTTTAATGAAACTCAAGAAGGCTAAGCTGAAAGAAATGGCTAAGTCTATTGAGGCTCAGAACATAACCCCAACAACTGATACCCAAGAAACAGCAGCATCTACTCAAGAACAAGTTGATGAGAATGTAGAAACAACTCAGAGAGAACCAGAGCCAGCACCTGTCCAGACGGAGGAGGAAAAACAACAGATAGAAGAGTTAAGAGAACAATTCTTAACAGAATACAATAGGAGTGATTCTCAATTTAGACGAAGGGATCGTGATGTAAAGGGAAATCCTTTCAAAGAAATAAGTTTAAGAAAGGGCGATGAGGAACAAGTCTACACAAGAGAAGACCTTAATGAACTAGGCTACCTCACTGATACTGGTGAGATTATAGATGCAAAAATACAGAATGACCTAAAAGAAAGATTTCCCGAACCAGAACAAACGCTCGATCAAGGGGATCAGCAAACAGATACAGAACAACAACCTGAGCAACAAGTTACAGAACCAGAAGAGGGTGATACCACAGCGCAAACTGAAGATGTTGATACTGAGACTACTGTAGAAACGGAGCAAGACCAAGCGGAACCAAGTCTTACCGCAGATGATATTACAAACTTAATATCAATATTAAGACCCGACCCAAACACATACATTGTAGACGCAAGAAAGACACAAGATGGAACAGATCTGGATGCGGTTGAAATTGCCGTTTTTAACGATCAAACACAAGAGTATGACCAATATGAGATTGATCCGATTAAGGCTAGAGCACTTGGAATTGTTAATCAGGAGAATGAAATTGATGAACAAGCTGTTGCGGATTATGCCAGTCGATCAACTGAGCCCGAAACGGCACAAGGAGATACTCAAGCAACTCGTACAGAAACTGAAGACGCAGAGGGGGTGACAGTAGTACCTGTACAGAGTTCTGTACTTCCTGGGCAAGCTGGGATTGATGAGGATGTTGAGCCTGAAACAAGAGAGCAGAGAGCGCGAACTGAGAACAATGTAGCTTACATCAATGAAAGTGGGAGTGCCGTAGTCAACGAAGCTCTTGGGATTAAGAACTCTCAGCAGCGTGCTTCACTGGCAAAGATGTCTAATGACCTTAATCTTCAGGAGCTAGAAGATCTTGATGGGATCATTTTTACAAAGTCCAAAGGCAAGAAAAAAGATCAGTTTAGATACAAGAAAGGCGACCTGGAGTCAGGTAAAAATGAAAAAGGCAATAACATCACAGTCTCAAAAAGCCTCGTCAATCGCCTTAAAGATTATGCAGATCAGAATGACATAAGAGTCACAGTCATAGATGATGATGCCCCACTTCCTACTCTCGGTGCTGATTATAAGACTGGTAACTATCGTACTGCGGTAGCACAGACATTTGCCAAGACATTTGGTTCCCTATCTGGGGAACAGTTTATCAGCAAGACAGATCCTCAAGGCCCAAAGATCTTTTCTGTTAAGCCTGGAGAGACCCCTGTTGCTGGAGAGTCTGTTCAGCAAACAGGTGGGTCAGACAGCCCAATGGCAGACATTATTGGGTTGGTTGCAAACCAGGGTATACGTGATGGATATGTTGCACCTGCTGAGGCTGAGGGTGAGTTCGTTGTTAATCTTTTTCTTGATGAAGAACAGGATGTAACTGGGGTACAAGGCCCAGCAATCAAGGCAATAAGAATCCCAATTAAAGGTGTAAGCGAAAGCAATCTTGTTGATTTTGTTGAGACACTAAAGAACCCAGAGTCTAAGACAGAGGTAAGAAGGGAGTCCCCACTCTTCAGCATTGCACCAAGCTCTGAAGTAGGTTCAGGTCGGTATGATCGCACAGTCGTTGATGAAGCCGTTGCCCAGTTCACAAGAGAATACAGAGGTGGTGCTCTCCTAAACTACAAAGTCTACGATACCCCAGAGCAAGCACAGGCAGAAACAGGTATCGAGTTCAATGCTAATGCTAGGGGTGCGTTGGTAGGGGATCAGGTCTATCTGTTTGCTAAGAACCTCAGAGACTTGCAGACAGCAAGAAAGGTTATCTTTCACGAATCAATTGGTCACTACGGAATCAGAAACGTTCTTGGGGATGATGAATTTAACAGCTTTCTTGATCGTGTCATAGCGGAGAGAAAGGTTGATGTTGATGCCAAGGCGAAGAAGTTGCTCAAAGCTAAAGTTATCAAGCAAATAGATAATGATGGGCTGAGACTAGCAGCAGAAGAACTTGTTGCTGAGGCAGCAGAAGGAAGGGCGAACAAGAGTTTCATTGATAAAGTCATTGAAATTATCAGTGACTTCCTATCCAAGCATTTTGGAAGAGTACAGCCTGATGAGATTCGGTCCATGATTCTCAAAGCAGAGAGAGCCTTCAAGACTGGGGAGCTTTACTTTGGCGCAGATCGATCTGCTTATGGTGACTTCTTTAATGCTCAGTATTCACTAGGAATAGTGATGGACAAGGGGCAAGTCCCCACTGAGTTGCAAAGAGCCTTGAACTATGTAGGCAGGGAACTCGCAATAGATGGAAATCTAGATACATGGGAAAGGCTCAGAGACACCTATAGCAAAGCTATAGAGCAGAGAGATATGAACGTTCAGGATAAAATCAGAGATTTACTGAATAAAGCCACATATCTCTCAATAAGAAAAGCTTCAGAAAATGGTGGGTATTATGTACTCCCAGATGGGGTTTGGAGATTCCATGTCAACGACTTTGACAATGACGGTAACTTGTTATGGGACTTCAAGACTCTCCCGAAAGACTGGATTACTGGGGCAAGGGACAATGAATTTGCTTTTGATAACTTGTTTGAGTCTGAACAAAAGATAGTAGAGCTTGCCCAGCAGGGGTTGATTAAATACAACAAAGCAGAACCACACCCAAGGTTTGAAAGATACCCACAAGATGTTATTGCAATAAGACTTAGTGATTTTGTAGGACATAAAGAACTCGAAAGGTTGTACCCAGATCTCTTCGAGAGTGCAGAGATCGTATTCAAGATGCCTACAAGCAGACCTGTCAAATTCTTAGGCACTCCTGCTCTCGAAACTAGGCTTGGATCAGCAGGTTCAGCAAAATCAAAATTCGCAGAAGATGGTCGTGAAGTCATAACCTTTGAGATCAATGCAGAAAGCAACATCACTGATGTTATGAGTACATTGGTGCATGAACTCACACATGGTTTCCAGACAGTAGGGAATACTGCTATGGGTGGTTCTAGTGCAGTTGATTATGAGGGTCTAAGAGTATCAACCTACTCAGATATCTTACGTGCAGTCAATGAATCATTCGGTGCTCTGACTCCCGAAGAGAGAACCAGTCTCATTGACTACATAAAAAAACTGGAAGCCAATACAGAATCTCCACGCTATCAAAGAAAAGCTATCTTCAAAACTCAGGTTGGTGAAGAAATAAGACTTAGGACTGGTAGGTCATTCGCACTTGACCAGGAGGTAGCTACATCCTTATGGAATATCTACAACACTTTTACTGGGGACAAGACAGATAAATCTGCGTTCTGGTTTTATCAGTGGGCAGCCCAAAATAAAGCAACAGCAAAAGAAAGATTTGGTCAAGATTCTGATGAACACAATAGAGCAAAAGATGTTCATCGTCTTCTAGCAAACACATTCAATCGTGGTAACAGGTCTATCTTTGATAGAAGATCACTGCTTCAGGCTCGTTCAGAAAACCCAATGAGAAGCATGGAGAACTACCAGTCTCTTCTAGGGGAAGTTGAAGCAAGACATCACCAAAACCAGTTTCGTCAGTCGATCATAGCCCTGAGAGAAGGTGATATGGACACCTTCAAAAAGACTAAGGACGCTGGGGCATTGGCTCTCGGCAGAAGGTTGAGAATAAAGTTCAGTCCTGATGAAGAGCTTCAGATGCTTGGGGAGCAAAGCCAGCTAGTAGACCAGCCTATATTCAAGATAGAGGATATGCTTGTTAAGTATCCTGGTCCTAACAAAAGCAACCCATCTCGTGAAGAGCAGATTCGGTACAGCATAGCAGAGAACGAAGATGTCCCGATCAGGTCTGAGAGAGAAAGCGGATCAGCCCCAACCTGGATGTCCCCAGAAGAGAAAGCTGTATGGATGAAGTTTGGAGATCCACATGCAGGGAAGAGCATAGGGGAGAAGTTTGGAAAGTGGAGAGAAAACTGGTGGACTAAAGTTCGTCAGGGCATGTTCGACAAGTTTGCCCCACTCAAGAATCTATCACCCAAGTCCTACATCCTGGCGAGAATGAGCCGATCAACAGACGGACCTTTCTCTGCAATGTTCTCACTCGGTCATATCTTCATGGATGAGGATGGTGCGATTGATGTCGATACCTCCAAGAAATCATTCGTAGAAAGCATGCGACCCCTTGGTCAAGACCTTGAAACGTTCCTGCGTTGGGTTGCCTCTAATCGTGCCTACGACCTAAAGAAAGCACCCAAGTCAAGGGATGCGCTACAGTTTCTGAATGATGATGAGATACGAATAGGGATGAACTTTAATCGTGGGACTACAATCAATGCCGTAACTGGGCAGAAGGTATCTCGAAAGAAGTTGTTCGATGATGTGCTCAAGGACTTTCAAGCGGTTCAATCATCAATACTGGATCTCTCAGTCAAGGCAGGAGCAGTCAGTAAGAAGGATGCCGACATATGGAGAAACCAGTTCTACGTACCTTTCTATCGTGTCTTTGACGAAGCCCCAACCAGAAGAAATGGTCCTGCTACTTTAGACAGTCTTGTTGGTCAGGATGCAGTCAAGAGACTCAGGGGGTCTGACAGGGGCCTTGCTGATTTATTGCACAACACGTTGATGAATTACCATCATCTCATTGATGTGTCGATGAAGAATAAAGCAGCAACTCAGTCTATTAGAGATCTGGAAAAGATTGGTGGGGCAACAAGAGTTTCAAAGAAAGGCTTTCCACTTGAGGAAGGAGACAGGCAGGAGTTTGCTCAGGAACTAAATGATGCGGATGATAAACTAGAGTTTATCGCTGAACCAGATGCAGGGCAGACAGTCTACATACGAGAAGATGGGAAGCGTGCTTACTATAGAATCAATGACCCATTTGTATTGGAGGCATTGATGTCTATGAACTCGATTGAGAAAGACAACCCAATCTACAAAGTGCTTAGAACAAGTAAACGATGGTTTACTTATGCAGTTACAGCAGACCCTGACTTCAAGGTGGCTAACCTGATTCGTGACTCTATTGGGTCAATCGCAGTGGCCCCACTTGGGTATAACCCTCTTGCTAATGTGAAGAGAGGGTGGAGAGGAACGCAGAAAGACTCAAAAACCTACGCTAAACTTGTTGCAGGTGGGGGTTCTTTTATATTTGGGAATGTATCTGGGACAGACCCGACAAGTGAAGGAGCACGAAGATTAATAGAGAGTGGAGTAAAGTCTGAGTTTATTATCGATAGTCCAGACAAGTTGTCAGGATTAGAGAGAATGATGAAGACAGGTTGGAATCTAGCTAGAGGAGCATGGGGTAAGTACGAAGATGTGGGTACACGATTAGAGAATGTCAACCGTGCAGCTTTATACGAAAGACTCACAGACCCAAACAGAAGAGACAAAGATGGTAATAGAATAGCCCCATTGTCCCACCTTGAGGCAAGCTATGAGGCCAGAGATCTTATGGATTTTTCCAACACAGGAAGTTGGGGAATGATTCAGTACATCGCTCAGTGGAGTCCATTCCTTAACGCCAGACTACAAGGTGCATACAAGTTAGGAAGAGGTGCAGTTAGTGAGAACCAAAGAGTCCAGTTTGCAACAACGATGTTGGCCTACACCATGGCAGCTTTGGGGCTTTATCTTACACACATGGATGATGAGGACTTCAAAGAAAGAGAAGAGTGGGATCGTGATACTTACCACTGGTTTAAGATACCAGGATTTGAACAGGCGATAAGAATACCAAAAGCCTTTGAGGTGGGTACAGTAACCACTATGGCAGAGAGAATGCTTGAGCAGGTGATCGATGAAGAGGCTACTGGGAAATTGTTTGCAGAGAGAATGTTATTCGCTCTGACGAATACATTTTCAATGGACCTAAGACCTCAACTTCTACGCCCAATCATTGATATCTATTCTAATAAGAACCCATTCACAGACAGAGCCATCGAGTCAATGAGCATGGAGAACCTCAATATAGAGGAAAAGAGAAATGCTTACACCTCAGAGACTGCAACGTTATTATCCAGAATCAATGCAGATACAATAGGTTGGGATGCTGTGAACTTGTCCCCAGTACAAATAGAATATGCAGTTCAGGGGATGTTTGCCTGGGTAGGGACATCTGTACTCGCAGCAAGTGACTCTATTGTAAGAATGATAAATGGGAAGGAGCCCCCAGATAATGGGTTCAACTCTATACCTTTTGTTCCTTCAGGGGTGGGAGAGATAGTAGGTAGCTCAGTAAGAAGATTCTTCCCAGACATGGATAGCCCAAAGAGAAGCACTAAATATACGACTCAGTTCTATGAGCAACTGAAGGAGATGAACCAGACCTTCAGCACAATTCGTGAGCTAAGACAGCTTGGTGACATAGAGCGTGCCATGGAACTAGAGAAAGAGGAGAGAGTCCTGCTTCAATACAGAACAAGTTACAATAGAATACAGAGAAGAATCTCTAAGTTGAGGACTCAGATGCAACGTATCGCCAACGATCCGAATATGGATGGGGATCTAAAGCAGATGCGAATAGACCGCATGCAAGCGTTGATTAATGCTAACATCAAAGTCCTTCAACGTAGAACCAATCAAAGATTAGCAGAAGCTAGCTGATCAAGTATCTTCGGGGAGCTCTACATTCCTGCGTAGGCTCCTTCGTTTTTTCTTCATCATACTCCCAAGCATAGCTGTACGTGCCATTGCATCGGCATGTTGCTTCCTCTGGTCATCATCCAAAGCCTGAATGTCTGTATGCTGAAGCCGAGTAGCTGATCGATCCAAAGCCTTCTTTAGCTCTGCGTGCATCTGATGCTCAGCCACGGATGCCTGATACTCAGGCTCAACATACGTATACCCAACTCCACGTTTGGCTATCAGAAGAATCTTGTGATCAGTCAACAACATCTCCTTAAAGTTCTCAATCATGGTTAAGTATATCAGTTGAGTCTGCTGATACTTCTGTGTGGTTGTCTCTGGGGTGGGAATCTCCAACCCAAAGTTCTCGTACAACCATTCTTTCGTTACAACATCTCCAGGTTTAAACCCTTCATCGATGAAGTTCTGCACTGCTTGTTTCCATTGTGGAAACAGCATCATCGTTTTATCTTCCATAAACTCCTTGTGTTAAGTGTTATCCGTTGCGCTCATTTCCTGTCTATTCAGTTTATATCTGCTCAGATACATTCCTTTCTTTTCTGATGAGATCGCTTACTTTATCTTCAGATGAGCTCCGTTCAAATGCGCTCCGTTCAATAAGTTAAACCGTTCCTTTCCAATCTTTTGTGGTCTCTTCATTTGTGCTCCTCTTCGGTCAATTCATCTGTTCTCCGATCAATAATTCAAACCGTTCCAATACTTTCATATCCAGTCAAATCAGATGTGCTATCTTCAGATCTCTTAGCTTGTGTTCCCTTACAATGACTTCTGCTCTGCTACTTTCCGTTTAATAAATTGAAACAATCCGATCCAGTCCTCTGATTTGAAATCCTCTCCGTTCCTCTGTGTTTAAAAAGTTGAACCATTCCGTTGCTTTCAGGTCCACTACCCTGCTCTCAAATCGATTCTGATCATCTCCAGTCCACTCCTCTTAATAAGTTGAACCATTCCGATCCTGTATCTTCCACTCAGATACGCTGATTTGCGGTCAAGTCCCCTGTATTCCCCTGCTGTACTTTCCCGTCCATTCCAATCAATAAAACAAACCGTTCCGATGTGTTGTAGTGTGCTGACCTCCGTTGCCATCAGATGTTCTCAGTTCTCTTCCGTTCCTATTAAACAACCTCGACAGTGAAACGACCATAAGAGTTCATGCGGTTCTCACACAACCCTTCGATCTCCCCGCACAACTCAAGGATCTCTATCACCTCAGACATGTTGATAATCTCTTCATTCACAGTAAGAGTGAAAGTAATCGACCACTCATGAAAGATAGGACGACAAGTCATCACCTTACTGTTCTTCACGTTGACCGATCTCACATCCCTGAACTTATCGTTAGCCCATAATCCTTCGATATCTTTTGGGCCATCATACTCTATTGGGACTTCAGGTTGAGCTATCTGCACACCGCGTTGTATCTGTTTACCACGCTTTGAAAGCTTAGCCCCTGAACGGATCATTGCTCTCAATGCGTACCCAGGCATGACAGGTCTTGTCCCATCATGATACAGTCCACCTTCCCACTTCAGACGATAGATCATCTCATGATCCTCATCCGTTTTAGTTCTCTTACCAGTGTACTGTTTCAACTCTTTAGACAGTGGGTCTAAAGGGTTAGCCAATCTATCACTCTGCACCATTAACGGACTGACCCCTGTCAGCTTTATTTGCTTACGTTCCATATATCTCCTATACGAATGTAGTTAAGAGCCCCCATAAAGGGGGCGATTGATTAGACAGCAGGACGCTGACTACGTGGCTCTCCACCAAGATCGTAAGAACTATCCTCTCTTGGTTTTTGTTCTGGGAATATGTCTACGACACGAAAGGTTATGAACTTATCCTTGTTCTGAAAACGTGTGTGTACATGCACAACATCACCTTTCCTCAAAGAACGAATCGTCTTACCTTTACCTTTCCCAAAGTTATCCTTGGACTCGATGAACTCACAGTTCGCCCATGAGGTTTCATTGACCCAAGTGTTTGTGGTTTTATCCATGCGAGGCATGTCCACAGCAATACCAAACTTCAGGACAGTACCCCAATCGAACTCTTTTACTTCTGGGTCAGAACCAAGCCGACCTGAGAAGATACATAAGTTTTGACAAAACATAGAATTACTCCTGTAAAAATGAAAAGCCCAGGCTCGCTAAAACCTGGGCTAAGGAACGAAAATGAAAACGCACGTTTATATCCTGAGCAGGGCCATGAGCAACCTGCCTCAAGGGTGACTGAAAAAGGAGAGCAATTCAGCCACCCACAAAGAGGAGATATAAACGCTGTGCGGTGGTTATATTTTAAGTGCCACTCCCGCTAGGCAACGGACCAAACAAGTCATCAAGACTTGTATTAAAAAAGGTAGCGAGCTTTCTAGCGTTTTGGGTACTGGGAACCCTCACCCCAGTGCGCCAGAATGCAACAGTTACCTCTTTTACCCCTATAGATTTGGATAAAGATTTGTTTGTTATTTCTTTGTCATACATAAGTGCTATCAACTTTTTTTGAAAGTGTGTTTTCTGTTTCTTAGTTGACTGTGGGATCGACATCTCTGAATGCGACCTTTCCTTCGTCATCTTCAAACTCTTCGACTTCCCTAATATTGACATAAGACCCATATATTTTTGCCTGTCCGTAGTTCTGCAAAGCAGTCTCGTGATTGTACCCTTTGACCACAACTCCGATCATGTACAGTTTTTCCTTACCTTCACCTGGAAGGATCACTTCAAAGGCAGGGTCTTTAGCACCATATATTCTTCGAGACATAAGTGAGTTTATATAAATGTTAAGCAAAATAAACATCAGTATAATAAATAATACATGAGTAATGTCAAGCATTTTACCTCAGACAAGTTCTCCAAATAATGTGTAGTCCTGGACAAAAGCCATACGTGCTGTCCCCGTAGCTCCAAACCTATTCTTGGCTACCTGAACCTCAGCAGTACCCTTGTCCCTGCTGTCATAGTCATAGTAGTCATCACGATATAAAAGAAAGATCCGACTGGCAGCTTCTTCGATCTTACCAGACTCAGACAGATCTGATATCGCAGGACGTTTACTGGTTCTCCCTTCCACGCCACGATTGATTTGAGATAGCAACATGATATTAACCCCAAGACTCTTTGATAACTCTGCAAGATCATCAACCACTTCACCAACCTCAAGATATCTGGCATCTCTCGTTGGGACTTTGATTCTCTGCACATAATCAACAACAACAAACTTGACATCAAACCTTCTGACATGTGAACGAATGGATGCGATCACCTCAAACAGTGATCTGCTTTTGTCATCAATGAATAGTTTTAGATCCGATAACTCTTCAGCACATGTCTCAAACTTCATCCAATCCTCAGAAGACATGTCATTGTTTGCGATGTTACCTTCTTTGATCAGACACCTACCTGCGATGATCTTCCTGATGATTTGTAGTCTAGGCATTTCGATGCTGATCATTAGCGATGGCACTCCTGATTGGGCGATGTTGTACATCATAGACGTACCAAAGGATGTCTTACCCATACCAGTTCTACCTGCGATAATATCAAGTTGACCTAACTGCAAACCCCCATCAAGAAACCTATCGACTGAAGGCCAAGTTGTTGGGAGTCTCTTGTGTTTCGATCCACCAGTCTGCATCTCTGTAAGTTGCTCAACCAATCCATCAGCAAACTTCGTAGCCTGGAATGTGGATGTTCTCTCCATCACACTATCCAATCTCTTCTGTGTAAGGTGGATCACCTCTTCACTGGTCATCCCATCCATGACAGCTTCTTGGATTGACTCACCTACACTTATAAGTCTCCTTGATTCAGCGTTCTCTCTGACTGACAGAGCATGCTGTTCCAACAACTCAGGCATAGGTGGGGCTGTCAAAGATAAAGTCTCAATATATTCTTGAGACAACCCACTTGGTTCTCTTTTAATTTTCTTCCAAAGAGTAACGGAAGATACTGGTATGCCTGAGCGTGTGAGATTAACTATCTCAGTGAATATAATCTTGTGTCCCGCATGAAAAAAATCATTCTCTTTAACAAGAGAGGTGACCGTATCAACATACTCAGGTCTACTAATGACTGCACTAAGTAGACGTTTCTCCTCGTCTATAGCTTCCTGGTGTATCGTCTGCATTGACATCCCATGTAATTTCTTGTTCAAACTGTGAGTAGATTACATCTCTTGTGGCAGGGAGTGACTTCGCTTCATCGTAGCATTTTGTAAACTGCTCACGAAACCTGCGGTCACCCATCCTATCGAGACTCTCCCCTAAGAATCTATCAGTCCCCCTCAGTCTCAAGATTGTTTCACCCATGTACTTGTCCCCAACAATCTTAATCTTTGCACCACCCTTGAGTATGTTCCCCAAAACAGGAGAGTTGAGGAACTTCCACAAGGCTACGTCTGAGCTAGATGCTTTCTGGTATTCATCACCCATGAACCTAGCTTCAGTTGGGTTCCACCATGTAGCTCCATGCTTCTTGTATATATTCATAGACTCGCACTTCGCAACATAGTTTATGGTCCCCTTCATGACTACACTTCTCCCATACTTGTTGACAGATTTCATCCAGTTCGTGAAAGCAGGTATCTTATCACCAACTCTTGATGGATCTTTACCTCTGTAAATCTTCCAGTCCTGTTCAAACTCAGGTGGGTATCCATCCTTAGACTTGCTTACCTGCT